GAGGACGCACGAGACACGATCATCACCAACAGCGGCGAAACTCCCAACACCGCCATCATGGGCTATGAGGTCTACAAGAATCTGAGATCTCATCCGTTGATTCTCGAATGGTCTAGCCGAACTGCCAACACGGTCGGCATCCTCACCAACGACGACCTCGCGCGAGCCCTGGACGTTGATACCATCTGGGTCGGCAAGGCTGTAGCCAACTCTGCCGTTGACGGATTGACCGAGAGCAACGCCTTCATTTTTGGAAAGTTCTGCCTCTTCGCTCACATCAAGAGCAGCCCGGCAGCCATGACTCCTCAGAGTTGCTTGCAGCGCTTCCGCTTCGCAGGCAGCACAGACGGCGCGGTTCGTCGCTGGGAGCCCACGCCGTATGTAGAAGCCGTAGACATGCTGTGGAACGATCAGATGGCCGTGCCCACTCCCGCCCTGGGCTACCTGTACTCCACCGTCGTTTCGTAGGAGGCCGACATGGCTGAGACACTTCTGTTCCAAGGCGTTGCGGTCAACCCCGCCAATGGCCTCCGGGTGCGCCTCGGTCACAACGCCGAGACGCTCTCGACGACGCACACCCTGACTCCGCAGTCCGCGCAGTTTCAACTGCTCGATCCTAACGGCGGGAACAACGTCGATCTGCCCGCCGAGGACGCGAGCCAGGGGCTATGGTTCGTCATCAAGAACACGGCGGGCGCTGCCGAGAACCTGACCGTGCGCGACGACGGGGCGGTCACCATCGACGTGCTCGGTGAGGACCAGTTTGGGATCTTTGTCTGTGACGGCGATTCCTGGGTGTCTGCCGTCGGTGAAGTTGACTTCACATAACCCGAGCATAGGAGTGCCCCTGTGAGTTATGAAGTTGCCGAGGGTCAGGAATTGATCCACAGCGGACGACGCTACAAGGCTGGGGCGCTCGCCCCGGCTGGCTGCGACGCGGACTCACTGTGCGCAGTGGGTGTGCTGGTTGAGGTGGTCAAGGCCAAGCCTGCCGCGCGTCCAGAGCCCGAGGCTGTGCGAGTCAGCGCGCGCGGTGGATTCAACCCCGCAGATCCTGCCACGATCAAGCATGTGACCATCAAGGCCATGGCTGCGGCTCTGGCTGGCGTGGACGACGTGGAAGCACTCAAGGCGATGCACGGTGCCGAGGCCCGCAAGGGTGCCCTGGATGCAATCGAGGAGCGCATCGGCGAACTGGAGACGGGCGCGTGAAGCTCAAGGCCCTCTGCAAACTGTCCCACGGTGGTGCCTCCCTGGCTCCTGGCGACGTTTTCGATGAGCCCAGCGAGCACAGCGCCGCCAAGCTGATCGCGCGCCGTTGTGCGGCACCTGTGGTCGCTGAGAAGAAGGCCGCAAAGAAGAAGGCCAAGGCCGCAGAAGAGTAGGGGATCGCTGTGGCCTACAACGCAGACATCGCCACGGCCACCTCAATGGCTCCCCAGCTTGGCACCCTGACCAGCAGCAGCACACCTACCAGCACGCAAGCAACCGTGATCTGGACCGGCGCTTATGACCGGGTGCGCGCGGCTCTCCTCGCGAACGGTATCAGCGCAACCATCACCGGCTCGACGGTGGCCGAGGCGTGGGCGCAGCGCTGTGAGATGATGATCACGTCGGGCGAGGTGCTGCTTGCCAAGGGGTCTATCGGGGTCAACGCCGAAAGCACCGCGCCTGCGCTCCTCGCCTTGGCTGACTCGATGATCGAGAGCCTGCCGACGATCCGCATCATGCTGCTGGACAACGGCGCGACCGCAGACAAGGGCAGCACCGACTCACGCATCGGCAGTCACTGGACGCGCGCCAAGGATCCCGACTGGGACCCAGCGCCCGGCGGCGACGATGTGCCCTATGCGGCCGTTCCCGTCTGGCCGGACAACTCGGATCTTTGATGGCGCTCACCTCTCGCCGTGGCTCAGGTCTGGGCAACCTGTCCTCGCTGATGTCCCAGGCTCGGCGCACGGGTGGCGCGCGTGGTGGCTCGATCACCATGACCATGGAGCCGAGCGGGCAGGCGATCAGGATGGGCTTTGAGAAGTGGGCCGATCTGATCGACGACTTCGGGCCGGTCTTCGATGATGTCGTCCGCATCTTCCGCAAGCACGAGCACGATCACTTCCGCACGCAGGGCAAGCAGACCGGAGCCAGATGGCCCGGCCTCTCGCCCAAGTATGCAGCGTGGAAGCAGAAGAACTTCCCGGGTCGTCCGATCCTTGTGGCCACCGGGGCACTCCGAGGGGCGCTTGTAAAGGGCGGCTCGGGATCTATCGGTGGGCGCAGGGGCAAGCGTGGGCCGGGCACCCTTGAGGTGGGCGTTGATCCCGGCAGCGAGATCGGCGCATACGCTGGGGCGCATCAGAACGCGACCGGCCCGGCCTACCGCAAGCAGCGCAAGCCGCGCCCGCCTGTGCGCTTCGATCCCAGCGTCCACGACACCGACCTAAAGAGGGTCGGCAAGGGTGGCGCGGTCCCGCTGGGCACAGCCATCGCTCAACTGTTCCAGGTCTACATCGTCAAGGCCCGCAAGCGCGGCGGCATCGATGGGATCTTCGTTGACAATTACGACTTTGCCAAGATGCGGCGCGGCGTGATGCGGCTCAAGACAAGGTGATGCCGTGGCGACCTTCACCGAGCGCGCGATCGATGCACTCAACAGCTACCTCACCGATGGCGCAACCGGGCTTAACGCCGAGACGCTGCCAGCCCTCCGCACTGCGCTGGGCATCACCACAGCGAACCTGCCAGACGTTGCCACCGTCGAGCAGTGGTACCACCGCGCCGCCCAGGCTAACGCCTTCCCGTACCTCTCGATCACCGTGGACAGCACCAGCGGCGAGGTCGAGGCGAACTCCCGGTTCTACGATGTCCGCTTGCAGTTGGCTCTCGTTGTGCTCGATGCCAACATCGACGGGAATGAGGTTGACGTTGTGACCGCCCTGTGGCGATATGGCGACGCGATCAAGACCATCATGCAGAGGCGAACCGGGGCCGGATCTCAAGGCTGGACCTTGGGGCAAAGCAGCGGCATCATTCGTGCTACGGTTGACGCGCAAACGCCGGGAGCGGATCCCGGTTTAGCCGTTCCCAATGTGGCCCTGCTGACCGACCTGACAATCCGCACAAGTGAATCCTATTAGGAGTACTGGACATGGCAAAGGTAGACATCGGGCGCGACCTCGTTGCATTTTCGGCGGCGCAGTCCTCTTTTGAGATCGCAGACGCGGCGGGCGAGAGCTATCCCGTGGCGGCAGACGCGATCCGCGCAATCGGCGGCAGCGCGGGCGGGACCATCACCTACACCCCGCGAGAGGACCACTTCGGGACCGCCACGGCAGTTCCCGGCATAGCTCAGAAGCGCACAGCAGAGGGCAGCATCGACGGCTATGTGATGCCGTCCGGCACGCGAACGACAGCGCCAGACATTGACGAGACGTTGACGACCAGCGGCTGGACGAAGGTCGATCGCAGCGCGACGACAGCGGCGATCGCCGGAGTCAGCACCACGGTAAGCCTCGACGTTGACTCTGTCACCGGCTTTGCGGTTGGCGATGCTGTGATCGTGGAGACCACCGCCACGTCTGAACTGTACGAGATGCGGCAAGTGACCGCGATCAACACGGTCAGCGACATTCTCACCATCCAGCCGCCGCTCAGCTTCACTCCCGCAAGTGCCGCGAATGTCAAGGGAGCCATTGCCTACAAGCCCTCAGACACCCGCGACACGGACGAGGACAGCCTGTGCCTGTGGATGCTGAACAACAACAGCGCAGACCGGCTCGGAGGCTGGACTCCTGGCAGTACCTCGATCACGATGGGCGGCGAAGACGCTGCCAAGGTGTCCATCTCTGGCACTGCCCGACGACACGATCGGCTCTTCCAGACTGAGGTCGCCACGCAACTGGAGACGGGCGTGACATCGCTGATCGTCAACGACGGGCTGGCTTCAGCGGGCGATCTGGTGAACACCTATTGGACCCTTGACGACGGTGCCACCACCGCAGAGACGGTCAAGGTGACGGCGATCTCTGGCACCACATGGACGGTCACGCGAGGCCAGCTAGGCAACCCCGACCCCGGCACAGCCTGGGCGGTGGGCTCTACGGTCACGCCGTACCGACCGACCGGAACCTATGCGGGAGACCCCGTCCCGGCGACCAGCGGATCTATTATGTTCTCCACCTACGGCGGCACCACCGGGGTCGAGTTGCAGGTGAACAACACAACCCTCGATTGCGGCTTTGGTCTTGCCTACCGCGAGGACATCATGGGCGACA